ACGAACGAGCAGTCCAAGCCTCAGGTTCAAAAGCCGAGAGTAAACGTCAAGTGGTTTTGTAAGCGGTGTCGTGTGGTAGCAAAGGGTACTGTCCCTCAAGGAGTGGATATTGAGACCTGCCATTGTGATTGCGGTGGAGAATTGTTAGCAGTTTCGAGACTGCCGTTTGATTTTTAATAACGTCCAAATAAAATGAATCATAAAAAACTAATGGAAGGCCTATGGGTTTGGAAATGGGGGATTAATTTTAACGAAGGCAGTATGTTTTCAATTTATATGCCTTTGGGATTTGCTATCAACCTACAGGGATTATGGCTATATTTCGTGTTGATGATTCCTTGGTTGTACCATACCAAACACTGGAACCGAGACCCCATAGCTCCAGATAACATAAAGAAGTGGCGATGGGGTTGGAAACGAGTAATTCAGATAGTTATTAGAAAGAAACAATGATACCAGGAATAGGCTCAGCAGCACACTACACACAACCATACATCTATGATGCCCCTGGCTATGGATTATTCCTTTTAGCAGGGATTATTGGAATTATAATAATTATTTGGTGGAGTAGTAGAAAGAATCAATAACGTCCAATGAAGAAACACAACCACAAATTACAGTTCCTACACACTTCATGGGAGTATCCATCTGGACTGACTGGAACCACAACAGCAGTCGAGTATGCTTATCTCTGGTGTGATAGGTGCAAGAACGTAATTAAGAAAGAGGTAGTGAAAGAATAGTCCAAAGATGAAGAAGATAACAGCAACAGAAGTAGCATTGCTAACACGAATACGAGAGGAACAAAAGTCTCTTATTGAGGCATTTGAGCGGTTCGAAGAAAAAGTTAACCAGTATGATATCTCTTCAGATGGTATAGATGACGATAATTCAATGCTGAAAGGTTTGATTGAAGAATGTAGAAAATTACTTAGAGTAATAAATTCTGGAAAATATAAGGAACTTAAATAAACGTCCAATGAGTGAATTTTTAGTAGGATTTACACTAGCAAATTTGATTTGGTTTTCGATATTCAAATTCCTTAACTGGAAGAGGAATCAATAACGTCCAAAGATGAAGAAATTACCAAAAACCACATGGACTAAAATCGGACATCGTTTAGATATGTCGATTGATGGTTCTGTTATAAGGCAAGAAAGGGATTTAGCGGATTTTCTTGGTACGGATACCATCAAAACCCACTACGGTATGGTTCCTTTTGATTCCGACGAGAAGTATTGGTATTTCTGCAAAGATAGCTACCTTATCAAAATGTTAGAAGTGAAATTGGGGAGAATAATATAAACGTCCAAATACCATATTCGGGAGGTCACGAAAAAGGTTGAATAATGAATAACGAGCAAACCTATATTGTCATCATTACTATTATGAGTCCTTTTGCTACTGTTGGGTTAATTGCATTGCTTGAAATGGTTGTTAGGAACATCCAAAATGGCAATAACAAACAGTAAAAGAATTGAAGTGGATATCATCATACGTGAGTATGAAACAAGATATTACGATGAAAAGGATGGGAGTAAGATTTCTGAAGTACAAGAAGTCCTAATTTCTGAGGTTCGTCAAAATATGTTTGGTAGTTTAATTGAAGCAGTGAAGTATCTGGTATTGAAAATAACATAAACGTCCGATGAAAAAACAGAAACTAAGAACAGGAGCAATTATGGCTGTTTGGACTTGTTTAGGCTGTATGCCCTCAAGTATCAAAATGATGGGTAGAAGAGTCTGTGGTCACAAGAAACCAACCACATTAGAGGCTCCTATTAGATAGGTCCAATGAAGAATGAACATTTAGCAATGATGCTTTTACAACTGGTAAAAGAACATAAGGAGCAATGTAAACAAGAGGATTGTGGCATTAACACCTTTATGTTTTATGATTTATTCAAGTCATTATTAGACAGAGAAGCAACAGAAGAAGAATTTAAAGTATTTATATAAACGTCCAAAGATGAAGAGATCAACAGTCTACCTCACCAAAGTTGAGGAGATGAAAGAAACGTCCAAAGATGAAGGAAACCGATCATGTTGCTACAGCCCTTAAAACCCTAGAGTCCAAAGTTTCAGAGATTCAGGACAGTGACACTTTCCGCCAGTATCTGGATTATCAAGCCAGGTTCCACCAATATAGTTTCAATAATGTTTTGCTTATTATGGCCCAGTACCCTGAGGCTTCTCGTGTAGCTGGATACCGATCTTGGCAGCAGATGAATCGTTTCGTCAGGAAGGGGGAGAAGTCCATCCGTATCCTAGCCCCCATGAAGCGGAAGTTTACCGATGAGGAGACTGGTGAGGATGGCTACCGAGTCAGTGGGTTCAGAGCTGTATCTGTATTTGCTCAGGAACAAACTGAGGGGGAGGACCTGCCGACTATCCCTGTTCCTGTACTGGACTCCGAGGCTGGAGGGGAGCTCTATGGCAGGATGAACGACCTGGCTGGGAGTGAGGGGTTGTCGGTGTCGAGAACTGACCCGATGCTGGATCTGCGGCCCTCGGTGATGGGTTTCTTGGATCGTCCTACTAAGAGGATCGTTGTCAGGGATGGTGTCTCACAGCTCCAAGCTACCAAAACCCTAGCTCACGAAATCGGACATTTCTACGCCAACCACGAGCAATCAGGCCCAGCTACCGAGACTGAGGCCGAGGGAGTAGCCTATGTAGTGCTGAGACGGTTTGGGTTGGATTCGGGGGAGAGGTCGTTTCCGTACATCAGTACGTGGGCTCAGGATAAGAACGTCCTACGGGCAGCTCTGGGACAGATCCAACGGGTTAGTGGAATAATGATTGATAAGCTTACTGGAGAAGAAGCTCGTAAGGAGGCTGATTTTTAGGTTCCTCTGAGGACAACAGCCTGTGAGTAATAATCCTACCATTTCGCCACAGCACCGAAACTCCAATCTCCGAGCGGAGGCCAGCCATCATTTTGTTGCGTTCCCTTTGAAGTTCACGTTCCATAACGTTAGCCATTTTGATAGCTCTTGCTCGTTGTTCATAACCGCTGGGTCTGATCTGATTTCGTTCCATTTAATAGTCTCCTGTGCGCTCCACCTGCTCTCTCACTGACCTGGGTCTCATAGCATCCCTGACTGCATCTTCAATCGGCTTATTGGATTTGAGCACCATAGCCATAGCAAGCTCACCCACTGGACGGCTCTCTGGGAAATGCTCACCACGACCGTTTTGAACTAACCAGCGTTGGAAAAGGAGCCTGTTCATATTCACAGGCTGAGCTTCCTCCACAAACTGATGGAGTTCCGTATCATAACGGCCTACCTCTTTAATAGTTCTTTACCCCTTTCCTTGTAAAATTGACTAAGAAGCTCATGGCACCTGCTGGTACGCCAACGGCAAGCCCAATAGCTAGTATGAGTTCATAGACGTGGCTGTACACATAATTGAATACAGCTTCTGAGCATCCAGGTATTGTATTAACGACTGTAACTAATCCGAGAAAAAACACACTAACAGCGCTAATGGCTGCATAAGACCCTGCTTTTAATGATCGACCCGTTGCCGAGTCTTGACTTGGTAGTTCCATAAAAATCACCTCATTTCTTTTATACTCTCACACCAAATAAACCTGCGAGAAACACTAATCCGATAACTGCAATTACTAACATGATGATTGTTCTTATCGGTTGTGGTAGATTGAGCATATTGAGAAACAGGTATACCCCGTAAAGGATAATTCCTGCTATTACAAGCTGTACTAATACTCCTATTAAATTTGTTCCTGATAACATTTTTTAAAATCACCTCACTTTCATTTAGTTAATAAACACACAAGAATGACTGAAATGCTGACTATGCTGGTTGTACAAACCAACATCCAGGCTCTACGCTCCACTTTGTTCTTAGGCACAGTGGTATAGAACCCTGTCAGGTCACGTCCCATCTTCTGGATTGTTACGTTCCATTTCATCACCCCAAACCTAGCCTAGCTGCTTGGCAGCTTGGTACAAAAGTTTGGCTAATGGGTTGGTAAAGGTTGGTTCTGCTACCTCAACCTTGGTTGCGTTGACCATCTCGACAACGGTTCTGCCTAAAGCGTAGTAGTTACCATCATGGAGGATTAGGCGATCCCCAAAAGCAGGCAGCGAAGATTCCTGCCCACCCTCAGGGTTTGTGCTTCTGTAGGCTTCGATCTTCCGTACCAGCTCGACTTCATCGTCATTTAATAGGTTGGGGTTATAGGGAGCTGGAGGCGGTGGTGGAGGAGCTACCACTGGTTTCTTCGGTCTGAGCCAGCCTGCTACGTTGGTGTAGTTGTGGAGCTGGTGGTGGCAGATCGAGCCTGTGGGCCAGTTCTGATCAAAAGAAGTAAAGGTGTCCTGATTAGCCGATACAGCCACGGCGATGTGACCATAGGGTAGAGAGGAAGCTTTCTTCCAGATGACGATGTCACCCTTCTCAGGGAAGTTGTACGGGCCGTTGGCTATCTTCTCGTAATGGTCTTTCGGGTAGCTGTTCCAGACATCGGCAGCAGCGGGTTGAGGCACATAGTTACCACCTACCACTTCCTGGTTATACTGCTGGTAGAGATCCATACATTGAAATCCGTAGTATTTATCAAAGTCGATACCCTTACCATTATATTTGTTTAAGAACTCATCAAATGTCATTTACTAGCCTCCTCCTCTTTATCTTTCCTATTATTTCTTCTTTCGTTTCTATCTGTCTTAGCATCCAGGGATGCCATAAAGTCTCTGATTTCCCTCAATATCTCTTGTAATTGAGGATCTCTGTTCTGGAAGATCTCTCTGTATTCAGCTATCTGTTTATCTCTGGCTGCTATTTCTCCTTGTAGCTTACCCACTTCCAGGGTTAGTAATTGAAGTTGGTTTCCCAATTCATGACCTTTATCACGCCCCCTCAGAACGTCGGCCTCTAAAGCGGTTATCTGTTCTTTGTATAGAGCTAATACTTCAGTTCCAACCTTGTCCTTACCGCTTCTCCAGTTGTTGTAAAACATTGAGAAGGCCAGTACTCCTATTCCTGCTAAGCTGATAATTGATATTGTCTCGTTCATTTAAACAGACCCATACTTTTGTACATATCCATTCTCTTTTTGACATAGCCTGACGGGTCTTTCTTAAAATCATTTTCAGGGATTGGTACCCCAGCATGGTTGTACAGATCGGTGGCCCGTTTTAGTGAGCCCTCAGGGTCTAAAACAGCCCCCCCAGCTCCTTTGTTGTAGGAAGCGAAGGCTAGGAGTGGGTCTTCTAGGTTCTTGAGTCTGCCTTGATAGATATCAGCTGATCTGGAGACGTTGTAGTCTGGATTTTTGAGGCGTTCTATTTCAGCTCGGTTGTTAGGATCGACATTAACCTGTCCCAGTCCCACGTCAACACTGTTGACTTTGCCTGTCTTCTTGTCGACATTTGGCATTTCCAAGCCTGGGTTTTCCTGACCGTTCTCACTCATTACAAGGAGCTTGATAGCCTCAGGAGGTAACCCACGTTTCTTGAATTCCCTCTCCCAGATGTCCTGGTATTTAGCTCTCCAGATAGCTTGAGCCATAGCCTGAGGTGAAGCTTGAGGGGATTGCGCGATAGGTTGCGCGGTTGATGCGGGATAGTCCTCAGCTCCGACTCTCTGGACATCATCAAAAGCTCCCTGAGCAGGAGCACCCATCTGCATGGGCATGGCGTTGGCTCGTTCCTGTTTAAAGTCGTTGGTGACCTTAGAGACAGGTGCGAGTGATTTTATTAATTTGGCTATAAATTCGTTCATGCTTGACAATTGCTATATAATTAATTAGATGGACAATTCTGAATCCCCACACTTGGGTTATTTATTAGGTATCGGCGGAGTTAGTCTCGCCATTGGCCTATTGATTCCCTGGTGGTTAGCACTAGCCCTGTTCTTTATCTTCGTTTGGGTTTGCTGGACTATATTAGCCTAGTCTCTTCCAAACAACATTTCTTTTAATATATCGCCGCCTGCTGATAAGCCAATACCACCCGCAACATACGGAATAGACCGACTCAGTATTCTTCTTCCCTTATAAGCTCCAGAAAACTTTTGATTAGCTTTGCTGACTTGTGGTGCTTTGTCCTTCAGTATCTCTTTCGCGGCTCTAGCTAGAACATTATTAGCTCCAGCCTCAGCCGACTTTCCGACTCTACCAGCTTGGGTATAAGCATCGTTCCAGACATCAATCTTCTCCATCAGAGTGGGTAGATCAATCGTTTTGCCTTTTATCGAAGGGATTATCTTATTGGCGACGTTTTTAGCCAAGGGGTCATTCTCCACATATTTCAACAACGGTTTGACGAGGTCGTCACCGTTAACGGTCACCTTTTTTGCAGCCTCGATAGCGGCGTCTCTCTCCTTGCCTATTGCCTTGAGGGATAACTTGTTAGTAACGGGTGAGACAGCCTTACCTGCAACCTTACTGGCCACCTTACCCGTAGCCTGTGCTCCTTTACCAATACCGAGCATACCTCCCAGACTTAGACCTGCTTCCACACCTGCTGGAGCTGCTATCCCTAAAAGGGACATCGTGTCTTTAGCTGATCGCCCGACCACCTCACCAATACCCTTGGCTTTGGGTCTGGCTGCCTGCTCCTGTGATAGCTGATTAATCCGACCTGGAGCCTGTTTGATGTTCCCAAAGAGGAAATCTGTCAGCATATCCAGCCCGCCCTTAGGTTGGGGTGCTCTCTGTCTGGCTGTCTGCATCGCCAAACCTTCCTGAGGTTGACCAACGATTGAACCTGACATCTCAGGTGTAGGAGCCATACCAGCCTGTTCCTGTGGGGCGTATTGACCAAGCTCCGTCCGTACCGCTTCAATTTTCTTGGCGATGGTTTCGGGGCTGTCTCCAAGCTTGGGGAGAATGTTCTGATACAGCTTCTGTTGTTCAGGCGTGATCGTGGCACCAGTGCGGAGGTTTCCCAAAATGTCAGTTAAGGATGAAACATCACCCTCAAAGGCTCTGGCGCCTGGAGCGAACGGTAATGATTTCTTGAGTAACAAGTTTGGATCTTGCCCCAGACTCTGCTCAACCCTGCCCAACGCTTCAAGAGCAATCTGCGCTTTTTTCTGTTTATCTTTCTCGACTGCTGTAGCTGCTTTATCCTCTTCAGGCATAAGCTGGGCCGTGGTTTGGATACCTACATTCTTAGCTGATTTCAGCTCACCCTCATAGGCGGTGTAGGGTATACCGTAGGAAGGGAGATCGTTGGGCTTAACTACCTTCGTAGCCCCTGTCTTTTTGTTGCGGATTTCAACTGTGCCGTCAGGTAGAAGTTTCATCCCCAATCCCCATCTCCTGAACTGCTATCTGGCTTGTAGGTCTTAGGGGCTGTGTACTGAGCTTTTCCTGTTAGGAGGTTGAATAGGGTATTGCCCTCAGGTAGGGTCATGAACTGATCCCTTAAGCTCTGTTCATCTGCCTTGGTTTGAGTTTTCTCGAAGTCAAGCCTGTTCTGAGCTAGTGATTGCTGTTGGTTGAATTGTCTCTGTCCTTCTTGGAACTGGAGCTGCTGGAAGGCATTGGCGATGGCGTCTTTCCCCGCCCCACTCTGGAGCTGGGCTATGGCATTGGTGATTCCCCTTTGGGCTTCTACCTCCTGAGGCACCAGACCTGAGATCAGGTTGGTGATATTCCTCATGCTGTCTTCCATGCCTAGGTAAGCGTCTTTTTGTAGTCCTCCGTACTGGGAGCGGATCGGGTCTAGGACGGCTGCTTCCTCATTGCCGTAGAGACTCGAGGTCAGAGGGATACCACGCTTGCCAAACTCTCCAGCGGTCCGTTTAACCGCTGAGTTTTCGGTGGCTGTCTGCTTGCCTTTCAGCTCACCGATTAAAGCGTCATAGCGGTTTTTGAGGGGGTCTTTCTCACCTTCTAGGCGTTGTTTCTCGGTCGCAAACTTCTGAGAGATCTCGGGGGCTGACTCCTGAAGGGATTTGATGGCTGGCTGGACAGCGGCCTGCTCTGGGGACATGGCTTGACCAAACACACGGTTTAGAGACTGAAACATGCTACCGCCCTGATAAGTTGGATCATCGGTGGTGTAACTAAACTGTTGACCTTTGGTGAGTGGTGAATCGAATCCGACTCCTAGCTGGTCGGGAGCATCGAATCTGTTGATCATTGAAGGGTCATCATGGATCTGACGCAGTGATTTCCCTGCTAATGACTCTGGTGTTGTATAAACGAGCTGTGCCATATTGTTATTTCGATGGTACTAGTCAAAATTCCCAAAGTCAATTTTTGGGTAACTTGGTGACAGTCACCGTACCCCTGTCTTTGAGCTTAAAGATTTGGCGTACCTTCTGACCTCTGGCTGGCTCTAACACCAGAACTCCACCTCGATCAATCACATACCACAGCTGATTCTTCTCGTCAGCCTCAGTTCCCACCACAAACTCACCACCTACTAGCTGGAGCTGTTTGCGTTGATTTTTCTTCTCTTTGAATTTAGCGAGTGCCTTTTTATGCTCCATACTAAGTTCCTAACACGATATACGACAATATATAAGTTCCAATCCTAGCCGTGCCTGTTCCATCCACTCTGAACCTCAGTTTCAGGATGTGTGAACCTGCCACCAACTCAGTAATCAATGACACCCCCATAAAGCGGTAGTCTGTGTCAATATCCCAGCTGGTGATGAAACCAAAACCGTCTTCATTAATCGCGGTCAGGTACCAGTCGGTGGGAGAATCGAAGGTGATGAGATCACCCTCAACTGAGTCGTTACACACCAGTTCGGCTAAACTCCCATCATTGACGTAGTTGTCATTTCGTAGCTGCGCCTGAACTGTGATTAGTATCTTGGTAGTTCTGTCTAAAGTGAACGCTGCCAAGCTTGAACCTGTGACATCAATCAGCGAGGTAGAAGCGGTGGTGTAGCCTGTCGAGTTGATGACCTGATCAGAGGGGAAGTTGGCGGTTGAGACTAACCCACTGCCGTCAATAATCGTGGTACCCCCAGAATTTTCAATGGTGATGTTACCGTCCGTGATGGCAATTCCAGCGTTGTTGGCTGTCACCACCGTTGAATCAACAGAATTTTTAATCAGCATCACGCCATTACCGTTACCTGAGCCACCTAAGACCAGTGTTCCACCTGAGGCTTTATTAAAGCTTAGTGAATCGATCTTATCATCAGTGATGGAGCCGTCCTGAACCTTGGGGGTGGTTATAATGTTTCTGTCTGTCTGGAGGTCGAAGTCCGCTCCTGCCTGAAACCCCCGCTTACGGGAGATGGGTGAGTTTGGCGATTGCAGGTAAGGATTAGCTGTTCCGCTGTTCATCTTTGGATTGGGTCAAAGTCGTATTCGAAGCCGTAGAAGGAAAAACGGGAGTGGGTGGAGTTCTCACTAATACGGACAAACAGGAAGTGACCACGCGAGCCCTGAGGGAAGCGGTACTCGACGAAGCCTCGTGAGGTGTCACCCAGATCCACCCAGTTGAGGGATGAGACATCCAGCCTGTCAGCCACAGCTACCTGAATCTTGGCCTGTGATCCCGGGTTGAAAACCGCCCGACACCAGTTCCATTTTTTATCGGTAAAGGGCATGCTGCCGTGAACTAAAAACTCCATCACCGCCTCGATCGGTGAGCCGTTGTCGGTTAACGCTGTACCACCGTATGTGAAGCACTGGCCTGAGCTGTCTCCAAATATCAGCCGGTCAACTCCGTTGGCGTCCTTATACGAATGGAAAGCGCTCGGGAAGTTGGCGAAGCTGTAATTGCCCCATTCGTTTAGCTGGTAGTTGTATTTCATGATGCAGCCTCCGACCGTCTTTGCCGTTAAGTCATCGGTGGTATCCCCAACAGCACAGTAATAGTCGTAACGGTGAACCTCAGCTGGTGCAGTTCCAAAGACCGAACCGACCACGGCTGAACCTGAGTCGTTGTAGATCTGGCGCTGGATTGGGTTTGACAGAAGCTGTGGTTTGTCACCTCCCGAACCAAAGAAGCCCAAGTTGTTGAGCCAGAAAGCGTAGTCTTCACTCTTAGCAAACGAATACGGTGAGGTGGGTCCAAGTTTAGTGGCGGTGTCAACTAAAGAGAAACCATCCCATCTAAACAGCAGTCCTGAGTTCTTAGTGGGGACGATCCTGTCTGCCAGCTTGAAAACCCCGTTGAGCTTGCCAGCCCCTGGAATGTCGATAGAGGAGGAGTCCGAAGTTCCTGAGGTTGACCAATTGGTAGCATCGCCTGTCGTTGAGTAAAAGAGGGTGGAGCTGGTACCGCCCACATACACCCTGTTCTGGTACTGGTTGAAATATTCACCTATCGGAGCTAGTGAGGTGTTGGTGAAAGCCGTGCCGTTGGTGGTGTGACGAGCTGCACCTACCCCATCCCCGACAATTAAGGTGTTGTCTAAAACGGTGTATCCGACATGAGCTCCAGGGCTGATGGTGCCGTTGTCTGCCACGGTCCAAGCACCTGTGCCTTGGGTTGAGTAATGGATTAGCGATCCTGAAGCCCGGTATAAAAAGAGGCTGGTACCGTCATTCTTGGTCCATGAAAAAAGTGAGGTCGGAGCTGAACCATCAGCAGTGCCTAAAAAGGTGCCATAGCCTGGTCGTTTACTCTTGGCACCAAAGGGGAAGCAGTCGACGTTAACTGAACGGATCATGTCACCGTCTTTTAAAAGCAATGGGTTTGTCTGGAGGTTTAACCCTCCCAAATTAGCAATAGCGAGTCTAGGCATAAATTAGTCATCTCCTGAGGTAGCTTCAATCATCTGGATAAAAGTCTGTCCCGTCTTCATCCGTGGGGAGATGGCTACCTTAAATGCTTGAAGTTGCCTAATTGCTACCGCCTCCTCAGCTTTGGCTTCCTGCCATTTGTCATCCTTCTTAAGAGCCTGAGCCAACGCCGCACTGACAAATCCTGAGGTGTGGTTTCGCATGTACATTGGTATTTCGTCAGTGTCGTTAGCAAGGGGTGTAAACAGACGTTGATAGACGATACTGGCGGTACCTGCCTGATCGTTGGGCTTAATTTCAAAGACTGTATCACCTCTAAAAGATACATAGGGGTGGGTAGCGTTGAATACCTCATTTGGAGCGTAGCTGTTGTGTTTCATCTTGCCGCCCTGAAAGTAGTTAACCCCATCATAAGTAATGAATATCCTGACAGGGAATAGAAAGTCAGAGCTGGTGATTGTGCCCAAACCTGTACTGACTGCAAAGCCAACATCAACCGTTCCTAGAGCATAATCCTCGTTCACATCAACCGCAGCGGCGTTCATGCTCTCCAGATGCTCATTAATCCATGAGTCTATCTCGGCATCATCTTTGATGTAGCCTGCTGAGAAGAGTTTACTCTTTACCCGTTCCCTGATATTAGCTAGGGCATACCAGTTAAAACCTGCTGGGGTTATCCAGTCTGAGTCTGAGGAAACATCCCCTGTGACTGAATTCCTGAAGGTGGCCTTGTAGGCGTAGGTGGAAGCCCCTGTGGTGTCATCAAACACGGTGTGGGCTGAGTCGGGGGTAATGGATACCGTGCCGTTGGTTAAGGCAGTAGCTACACCAGAAGTACCTGAAGTTGAGCGTTTAAAGATCATCTGATCGTATTTGATGGCATAGACTGGGGTGACCGCAGGATGTGGGTAGGTGGTGTTAGCAGTCAGTACTAAGGAAGTGCCAGAGATAGCGCCAGAGCTAATCAGCTTGATTTCGGATTGCTCCTGCCCTGTAGCACCAATCTGGACCGCCCAGTTAGAAGCATAGGCGTTGATGTTGCTGACCCTGATAGTACCAACCCCAGCTGCTTCAGGGAACGATAGAAAGCTCTTTTCGGAGAAGTCAGCTAAGTTATTTTGAACGCGAATTATCATTGATGTTATGTTACTTAGGTTTAACGTCCTTTACAAGTTTTAGTCTGGGTTTGCGGTCTACCTGCCTGTCAGAACCTCCATAAGTGACGGTGCTGGAGCTGTAGGTAACAGTGCCGCTGTTGTAGGTAACGCTGGAGTCTTGGAATACTGCTACTGTCGGGTCAATGGTTCCAAAGCTCGGTCTTATATCCTTTACGTTCATATTTCCCCTCCTAGTAATCCACCCAAAGGAGGCACCACAGATGGAGCTATAGATGCTAGGATCATAACGGCTGGTCTAGAAGCAAATGTCCAAGTCTGAGTATACGAACCAGGTGGAATAATATCGGCGTTACTATCTCCAAGACTGAAAAGGTGGCCGCCAAGGTCATTATTTCTTTCAGCACCGACGTTAGTACCAGGGACCATGTCAGTTCCAAAATCATTAGCCACAAAACTTACACCCCAGCTACCATTAACAATAGTAGTAATGTTTGTTGATATTGAAGTAGCCGCAGGCTCAACGACCGCACTACTGGAAGCATCTGGTTGAGCTGATTGTTTGGCACCCGTATAAGAAGCTGCAACACCTTTTAAATCACGACTAGCACTACAGGAAATAACTACGTTATGGAGTCCAGCGTCAGGGGCTATCAAGTAGTACAGATAGATACTTGTTGAGGCAGCGAAATTTGTTTTAGTGATTCGGGTCATTGCTACCCCATTGTAGGTAACGCCAGTAATATTATCGGTAGGATCACCGTTAACCCTCACCCCAACCAAAAGGATCAGTTCCGTACCTGTACAGGTATGAGTAATAAGTAATGATGTAGAAGCGGCTGCTGTACCACTCGTTGCTGCGTCAAATGCGATCATAAATTAAACGATGTTTTTATTCTGTCCTAGATCGTCCCACTTTACATCGGTCTGGTTGTATCTAAATCCTGCGTAAGTCCAGCTTGAAGCGGTGGTACCCATGACAATGGTTCCAGCCGTACCTGAGGCAAAGCGGAAGACTGAAGCCCAGACTAACGTACCTGTCGAAGTAGCGTTGTTTTTAATGCGGAAACCTAGAAACTGTCCGTCTGAGGGATTCGTGGGGGTGCCTATCGTCCTGTTGACTGCATGGGTGCCGAAGGTGACCTCTACTATCTGCTGAGAGGAGGCGTTAGCGGTGATTGTCCCACTGGGAGCATCCGCAATCGTCCCAACAATCGGCACTACAGCTCTCAGGAAGCTGTGAGGAGTCGTTGTTGCAGCGGTGGTGATGTGGGAGATGACAGGCGTACCCAGAGTCGTGCTGTTGATCGTCCCCCCTGACATCAAGATGGTGGTGATGGTGCCTCCTGTGATGGTGTTGGTTCCCAGCATCGCCCCTGAGACTGTCCCTCCCGTAGCCCGAGGTGTGCCGAAGATCACGTTGTTGATCGTGCCTGAGGAGATGGTGGTGTTGGTAAAGGTCTCACCCGTAGTGCGAGCTGCAAACTGGCCTGCGGTGAAGTTCTTGGCGATGGAGGTTCCAGCGGTGGTACCGATGACAGCCTCTATGGCTTCGATAGCGTCATTAGCATTTGAGTGTTGTAAAGCGTGGTCAGGTGAAGCAAGAGTCTGAGTCCCCGAAGGGTTAGTTAATGAGTCTATTGTTGCAGGATAAGCCATTCATTTATTATTCCCAAATTACGTTAAAATCGACGGTTCCACCGACAACTACGGTCAAACCCCGATTACACCTGACCCCAACCTCAATGTTAGTTGGGATTGATCCAACGGTATTTGCAAGGTCAAAGAGAAAGTTACCTGCGGCTGTTCCAGCGCCTGTGGTGGCGTTGTAGAAAGAGGCTGTTCCTGTCCTGTTAGCTGGCACATACACTCTCGTGAAGTTAACGGGTGTTGCTGCTATAACCGTGGTACCTGCTGCGGTGCCTGAGACCCTGGTCATGGATGCTGCGCTGACGGGTTGTGATGCCATTGTTATTTCATGCTACTAGGAGTTTTACCTCCTGTCAATTTTCTTAGTCCTCTTTGAATACAGCCTTTAGTGGAATTGGTCTTATTCTCTATCTCACGGTGCCACTTGGGGTTTAACTTCGCTACCTTCATCCACCACTCCAACGGCATCAGCAGTACTTTTGTCTTCGCCATAAACCTCCTTTTCGAGTACAGAGAGAAACGGTAACCAAGCGTCTTTAATTACCGTCTCAGAGTCGTAGTTATCTACAACGAACTTACGGGCGTTTTTAGCGTACTTTTGAGTCCCTGCGGCATATATTTTCTCCATCTGCTCGTAAAGGGATTTATGGTCAGGTACTCCCATGTAGGCTGCCAGTGGTGACCAGCGTTTGTATGCTACCTCACAGATTTCACCAGTCTTACCCGGAATCACCAGCTCAGGCATGGCGGTGCAGTTGTTGACTATCGCAGGTACCCCACAGGCCTGGGCTTCGATAATCGGTACCCCGAAGCCCTCATTAAGTGATGGGCAAAGTAGAACATCAAACATGTTCTCGATCTTTGCTAAGGTTGGCCTGTCGATTTTATACATCTGAACGTAGGGATCAAGTGAGTAGATACATTCGCCTATTCCTAAGAAGTTGGCATAACCTGGGATGTCAAACCCACCCTGCTGCTGGACTAAGGTGTTAAAGTACATCGCTGACTCGGGGTGTTTGTCATGGAACAGCTTGAAAGCGTCGATTGCCTCCTGAAATGATTTTCTGGGTGGCATTTCCTTATTGGCTGCGATCATACCAAACAGGAACAGGTTTTCAGGTACTCCAAAGGCTTTTCGGCATTCGGCTTTATCCATCGGTTTAAAGATGTTGGTATCAACAGTGTGAGGGATGTAGGTTGAGGCCATTCCCATCTCTGAGAGCTGTTTCTTACCGAACTTCGAGTAGGTCACCACCCTGTAAGCCAGCTTCAGGCGGTCATAGATAGATCTGGGGACCGGCTCATGGTCAATCGGCACAATCGGTATCCAGCGGTTGATCTGTCTTAAGGAATTGACATCCAAAGTCCAGATGTCTTGCAGCGAGAAGGTGACATCAGCCTGAAAATCCCGTCCGTGGTAAACCATGGCATCTTCGCCCCAGGCTGAGGCCATCTTAGGGTACAGTTTGATACCCTCGTGCATAATCGGCATTCCCTCTAACCCGTAGAAGCAGCAGACGGCTACTTCATAGCCTGCATCACGCCAACGGTAGACTAGTTCACTCGTTTGAGTTCCGTAGCCGCTAGGGGCAAACGGAGCATTAGAATTCAGAAATATCTTCAGTCTCTTCTTAGTCTTGCTCACTTAGATACTCCTTTGTCATTTGATGAATTGTTTTATCCCCACCGTGGAATCCACCACTAAACTGTTTGAAGTGCTTTACGCACAGGTAAAATCCAGCGACATGACATCTGGCTATTTCCAGACAGACAGTACATCTCCAGCCCGTATCAGGTGCCGACGTTTCGGTCTCAACTTTTACTTTGCTCATGCTTCACCTCCTTTACCAAATAGTCTATTCTTTTAATAATGTCGTCGTTAAATCCGAGCCTGTAATTCATCTTCTCAGGGTTAGCGTTACCTCCTGCCCAATGTAATACTTTGAGTTTTTTGGTTATCTCAGGGAACTTGGTACCGTCAAGCTGGATCTCTGGATAGACAACGATGTCATCTCCCACCAGCTGGGCTCTGGGCCATTCACCCTTGGAGATGAGACCGTTCCAAGTATCCTGCCAGTCGAATACCTGAACCTTGTAGTTACCGTACCAGGCTAGGATGTTGAGCAAGTCCTGCTCTCTGTACTGATAAGTCAAGAAATGATCGGAGTTACAGAGTGCCCACCAGTGGTTGATGAATTCCTCACTCCGCATAGCTACCAGACCGCAGTTGAGGTATTTGTCAGGCTTGATATCCCAAACCTGGACTAACCCGTAAAGTGTTGGATCAACCCTGTTCCAGTTCAGGACACCACCCACGTCATAGGATTCATCATTGAGGATGTGGTTTAGATCCCCAGTAATGATCATATCCGCATCCATTTTTATTACGAGGTCATACTCTTTAATCAGGTCTTTGGCGAAGTTGGGGGTAGCCCGATAGAAGAAGTGAGGGTCACGAGCCAGAGCTGTTGGCTCAGGGGAATAGATGAATACTGGTAACTCCTCTTCACTGTGGAATTTGCGAAGACTCGCGATCATCATCTTGGCCCAGGCTAGATTATTGCCATCGGCAATTGTGAAAGCCACCGCTCGTTTTTTCATCCCTGCCTCCTAGCTAGGAAGCCGCCAGCTGTTGTTGGCTCGTACATGAATCCATGCTCTTTGAGTATTGAGCCTATCTGTGTGCCTGCGTGGGCTTCCCCGACCATCAGGCCAATCCTATTTGCTACCTTCGGAAAGTCATCAGCCTTGAATATTTCATCCTCAAGTCCTTCCACATCGATCTTGATAACGTCTGCATACTCAATTCCGTTTTTCTCCATAAAGCTAGCTAGGGTCAGGGTTTCGACTCCATCCTCAGCATCATCACCGAGCTTCCAGCCGCCTGAGACTTCATCACTGCCATCAAGAGACCGTCTGCCGTTCCTACCGCCGATAGCCAGGTTGAAGGCTTCGACCCGACTCAGGTTGTTTTCCCCGATGTTTTTTACGAGGCATTCAAAGTTAACTGGTGATGGTTCTATAGCAAATATCTTGTCTGCGTACTCGTAGGCGTAAAGAGTGAATGCACCCAAATTTGCCCCGACATCAATGATGACCTTATCTTTAAATGCCCGCTTGTATTCCTGACCAACCATAACCTCGTTTATAAACCTCTCCGCTGATGGCAGGGTGTGGATATTGTAGTCACCGACCCTAATCATTTCCTGCGTCTCCCTGCGAAGACCGTAGCTTCCGTTGCCATCTGCTGTAGATCAAATCCTAAGTCATTGAGTCTGGTAATGATCTGTTGGTAATTGATGCCCGGCCATGCGTGAAGCTCCACCACTAAGGCGTCAATCTTGTCAGCGACGTTCTCAAATCCCTCACCGCCGACTACCTCGAACTCCGAGCCTTCAATGTCGAGTTTCATAAAATCCACGTGCTCAATCCCCTCCTGTTTAAAGAAGTCATCCAGCCTGATGGTCTGGACTGTCTCCTGACCTGCCTCAGGGACGTGGATCTCTGGTCTCAGGGAATAGGCTGTGACGTTGGGGGTGTGGTAGAAGGTGGTTTCCCCATTCTGGTGGGAGAGTGCCAGTTTGTGGGTTTTGACGTTTTCAATGCCGTTGTATTCCAGCATGTGGTTTAAGGTATCAAAGTGTTCTTGAGCGGGCTCTAAGGCGTGAATTACCTTCGAGTAAGGATGGGCGTATAAGGAGAAGATTCCCACATTGCTACCTGCATCAATCACCGTCAGGTCCTTTCTTCCTACAAAGAACGGGTCATAAATCCTGACCTTAAAAATCTCCATCATAATATCCCCTAGATAGTGTTTTTCAATTGGTTCGGTGTAGAAAATTCCTTTACGCTGCTGCATAACCCCGCTTCCTCTGGTCATATCTTATATGACAGGGTACGCACAGTCTGATCCAATCGCTTAGGTCTTGTTTGTAGGTGTGGCTCTTATTTGCCCAGTGATAACGGCGTTTCTCCTCTATTCCGCATAGCTGACATTTTTTAGGTTTACCCAGCTCTTTACTGACCCAATAATGAAGAGCCTTATATTCTTCCATCGTCCCCTTAAATGTCCGTTCCTGAGGAAGAAACGAGCCAGCGTTGGGTTTCACTGAGCCTTTGATACCCTTATTCCACGGTGTATTACCTTTCTTAGATTGCCAATAGCATGGATGAGAACAATACTTCGCGCCAGATTGCTTGATTAACCATCGGGGAGCATAGAAGGCTTTATTGCAGATTAAACAGTGTTTATTTGGTTTGGTCCCCAACATAAAAAGCAGTCTGATTGTTACTTGATAATCAAAACTGCTTTTTATGTTTTAGCGGATCAACGTCCATTTGTCAATTCCTTGGAAGCTCGTTGCCGCGTTGTAGCCTCAACTAACTCACGTAGGGTTAGTAACGCTACTTACAACTTAGCGGTCTTGGCAGATCCTGCTGAATTGAAGGTAGGTCGGTAGTACACCATGAACGAATCAGCGGCGGCCATACCACCTGCTACTTCAATTGTAATAGCACTGCGGCTAACCTGAGCGTGTGATGCGGCATTAGTCATTTTTGATACATCTGCATCTAACCAAGTTACAGCTTTAATATCGGAAGTTCCACCAAGTCTGGCTGGAAGTCCGAAGGTAGGTAGCATGACTGTTCCGATGACTACACCGAGAGAAACGGTAGCAACGGCTGTACCACCCAACCCTGCTGGGGTGAATGTACCATTGGTAACCTGAGCAAATATTTTCGTACCTGCTGTGGTTCCTCCTCCTGCTGCTGATCCAAATCCGATGGATTCGGAAATGGTCTCTCCGAACTGGTTTTTACCGTTAATAACGGCTGTTCCACCCATACCTCCTGCAACGCCTAATGCGGTGACAAGAACGTTTCGTGGATAGTCGGCTCTGGCCTGAGTTAATACGATAGCTGAGGCGGATGTCGCCTCCACTGTACCGAAGTAAGTAGCCGAAACAGACGGGTTGAGGATCATATACTGATGATCCATGTCGATTTCATCGGGTGAAACCTGCCACCCTGATGTACCAACTTTATTAAATACTCCTGGAAAATTATCTTTTAATCCTGACAATTTATTGAATTACTGGTTATTGTGTTCCCAGTAATTATTTGTTCACACCCCCTTTCATGTATATATGTTTAAATAATCTAACTCGTTCGACAGGGGTTAACCCTGCCAGCCTGGCAAACCTTCTAAAACTTATCTTGTATTGCCTTCTAGCCTTACTATTGCGTCTTGCCACATTAATTCGATGCTCCTAGCTTCATGACCTTGTTCCTGCGGCTGAGGACTTTAGCTTCAAGCTTCTGGGCTGTGAGCTGTCTAAGTTGAGCTTTGCCGAAGTACTCCACGATGTTGGAGACGTTGTTGCCACCCATCTCACGGGCTTTGAGGTAGTATGCTGCGGCTTCAGCTCTCTCCATGATCCCTGCGTTGTACTCCTTGATCTTTTTACGCCTCATGGCGTGGTACTTCTTGATGGTTGAGTCAATGACAGCCTTATTGTGTTCAGGCGAGAAGTCAGGGTCTGGAGCACCACCAGGGTTTAGAAATTTATAGTCTTCTTTAGCTACGTTCATAAGAAAATGTCGCGGTTTTGAGTCTGGGATTGCTCCCCTCAAACGGCCAAAACCGCGACCAAAACTCCGTTATCTACTACGCAGTTTTCTGCGCTTCTCTAGCATTAGCTGCTGGAGCTAAGCAAAGCAAGTTAGTGTACCAAGCCATTACGGCCTGATAGGTCAAATAGTCTGAGCGTCTAAGCATATCGCTTGTTCCCCCATCAATCCAACCCAAGTCTCCAACCTGACAAATTGTCCATGTGTCTAAATTGAGCACATAGAACTCTCCGTCTGGTACATCGTAGTCGAGGAAAACCCCAACTTTACCCGCACCGGCTGCAAACTCCAATCCTGTCCAACCACCTAAAAGGTCAGCGGTGTCAACAGATCGTCTCATCGAAGTTAAGAGATCCCCATATTTTTTGTAGAGGGATAAATTAACGAAGATGGCGTATCTGTCGCCTGCTTTGGAAAACCTTTTAGCTCTGAGGTAGGCACTCTCCATTCTGGAAAGTGTTAAAGCCTCGGCAACTGAACCAAACTGAGGAGCCCATCCTACTGTTGAACGAGGTACTGTCGCATAAAGCGAAGTGCCTGTTGTCGAGGATAAAGCTGCTCTGATACCTGTTATTTCTGCGGTACCTGCTCCTGCTAAATCACCATCTAGAATAAAGATAGCGTCATTAGCGGCGGTAGCGGTAGCCCCAGTCAAGGTGATGGTTCCATGGACGGTTCCTGAATAGGAATCAATCGCGTTGACTGATGAAATGGTTCCTTTAGCGGCTGCTGCGGTTCCTATACCGATCAGCATACCTGGAGCCAAGTATTCAGCTACGTTTCTGTCTCCATTAACGGAGCCGTAGTTGTCGATGGTTCTACCGTCGTCGATGGAGCCTGTCGGTGTGACGATTGTGAAAACGGTTGAGGATACTGATCCTGCAATCTCGCCCACAACGCCTACTCCGTCTGACCACATCTGTCGGTTGACATTTCTTGCAAAGTCACTAGCTAGGGATTCGGCTTGGACTGTTAACTGAGTCGCAACAGCCTTTTTATCGGAATTGGTCGCTTTGATTGTCAAATCTGATATATCAAACGCACCAGTTAGGATTTTGACCCCAATCTGTGCCTGGTCGAAGCTGGTCTCACCTGAAACGAGCTTGGAAGCGTCGTTTGCAAGGTTAGCCACTCCACCGTGTCTAGATGCCCTAATAGGAGCATAGAAGTTATCGTTCATGACGGTAACTCCAGCATTCCTTTTCAACTGATCCAAAAGGATAGTGTGTTTAGGAAGGTTATCCTGAATATAGGGCATAATGATTTTTTGAAGTGTATCGGTTACATCTGAAATTGTTACTGGAATTGTAATCACTCCCTTTCTTGCCGTTTATTTAAGTTTAGCTTTAGGCTAAATCTTACAGGCAACGTTTTTACTTACTGCCGTTGTTCAAGCTCTCCAGAACTGAGTCCAGTAAGTTACTTCTTGTGTACTTTACTGGTTCTGGTTGCTTGGCACCCGCAGTCGAAGAACTCTCAGTCACTAGCCCGTTGGGGCGTGATTTTCTGAGTTGTTCTTCTTCCCATGACCTAATAGCGTCCTTGTGCATAAGCTCGAAAGCCGTCTTAGGGTTTTTGAGTCCTTCTTGTTGCATGAATTCCAAAATCTTGACATTGGTCGTATTAATACCTTTTTCACTAGCGTCTTTGACTAAGTCGTTGACACTGTCTACTAGCTTCTCACCAGCCCGCCTTTCAGCGTAGTCCCGGTCAAAGCGTTCGGAGTAACTATCCTCTGTCAGTATCCCAAGCTCTCTAGCCTGTTCTCTGGCGAGGCGTTTTTTCTCGTCAGGTGTCAGCTCTGAGCCCTGCTCCTGCTTCTGTTGCAGTGCCGTTCTCTCTGCTTCTTCCTTCTCCTTACGGATGGCTGCCAGCTCCTGAGTGGCTTTGGTGTATTCGGGATAAACCCGATCCAGTCGGGTGTTGTATTTTTCCTCAACCTCCCGTCCCATCTTGCCCAAAGCAATCAGTTTCTGTGCTTCCTCAGGATCAAACTCCTCTTCACCAATCCTTAGTTTGGTTGGTGCTTCTTCCTGAGCATCTTCACCATCACCGAAAAATTCGTCGTTGTTCATATCCATTCACCCCCTTTCTTCTGTATCGTGTTGTCCGATCAGTAAGCGTTAAAAAAGGCCGCCACCATAGTCTGGTGCCGACCCTTAGTCTAGCTGTGGATAGGAACTACCTATCTATTTAGGATGCTACTAGGGCAATTGTCTATTGTCAAATTCACTACAGCCCGATACCCATTAACATTCTGGCACCCCTGTTGCCTGTGGGTGCTCCTGCCGCTGCTGGTTTGTGGTCTACCAGAAGCCACATGGTAGAGATTTGGGCTGTACCCGTAGGGTCGTTGGTAGTTCTGGCACCTATCTGAGCTGCATCGAGATCGGTTTTAGTCCAGACTGTAGTGGAAGCACCTGGCAGATCATAGAGTGTGAGTTGGTAGTTCCTGGGAGCTGCTATAGCGTTGGTAAACCAAGAGGTGGAGCTAAAGGTAATCGCGCTGGATTCTTCCGTGGTGCCGCTTGCCGAAGCTTTGATCCTCAAAACTACCGTGGGTTGAGTACCTGCCGCACTGGAGACGCTGAAGCGCACTCCTACCTGAACACAGTTGATGGTGTCATCAGAGGCTAGAGCTGCTGGAGTGGCCGACAGGTTGACATCAAAGGTGTCGGTGGCTGACTCACCAATCATGGTGGTGCCGTCGTCTGGGGTAACTTCATCGATCATGGTGTAATCATCAGATCCCAAAGAATCTGTCCAGCCCATGCTGTCACCAGCGGAATCGGGGATGAGGTGGATTACCTCACCTTCACCTGGCCATGAGTTTTCGAAGGAGCCTGTAGAGTCGTTGATGGCGATGTCGTCAAAAAAGTAATCCTGAGTGTCGTTTGAGCCGAGCTGACCTAACAGCATTTGACCTGGAGAATCCGCTATGTCAATGGTTCCAGAAGCGAAACTGACCCCGTCTATTCTGGCGTCAATTGCCGTTGTGGCTAATGTAGTACTATTTATACGAACCTCAATCCTATACCAGGTATTTGCGCTTAGTGCAGAAGAGTCTGAGCCTACTTGAGCGGTATCCTCGTCATTCCAAAGTTCTAACGCTCCACCGACGTTCATCCTGATTGAAACTTTAGAGAGTCCCGCCGTGGTTCTCCATAGGGCTATTTCCTTTAAGGCGGTAGGGTCATTAGCGTATCTAAAATAGAATCTGAAGTAGTAGTCATCTTCAACGTTAGCGGAGTAGCCGTGGTTCATCCCACCACGATTAGTCGAATAAGCTGCCTGAAGAGCATAACTACCACTCCTAAATGTAGAGCTTGAGATTGCTGGGGTTGTCTGAAAGTTAGACTCATATTCAACTGCGGCTGTTGTACTATTCAGCTCAAGTCCCGAACTCCATAATCTACCCATCTACCAGCCCTCCATTCCTAATCCTGCCTTTTAATTCAGAAATAGCCTGAGACAGGGTTACCCCATCCTCCACCATCTGCCCGATAGCAAGCAGCACCTTCTTCTCCACCACAAACCCGAAGGGGGCATCCACCCAGACTCTTGGGCCTGCCAGTGTCTGGAGTGCTGTTCTCAGTCTGGGGATAGTCAGCTCGGCATGATCGTCAATGTAGATGACAGCATCAGCTCCATGGTCTACAGCCCGTTTTAACCCCCAGTTGAAGAACCGTCTGTTGTGTGAGGGTTGGTCAGGGCCGAAGAACACATTCCAGGAGTCCAGCAGATCGAGGTTTGGGGGTCTGGTCACACCCTGAGGTACGACCTGGTAGAACCGTGCTTCATGCTCGATATTCAGGCTGGATATTTCATAGTGGTAGGTGTCGAAGGATTCCCCTGTCTCAGGGTCGGTGTGGGTATCGGTAACTTTGGTGACACCCTGTAGCACTTTGGTTATCTGGGCTTCGTTGGCGTTAGCACCTTTGTTATGAAAAAGACAAATCGCTAGCTTGACCATTAAAGTATCTCTGCCTTCCAGGCATACTGGGTAGTGGTAGCTCCAGGGTCAGTATTAACATTAACCACAAAAGTAGTGGCTCCTGCTGAGGCTACCCAGAGCTTTGAGGCAGAACCCATGTTGTTGATTGGGGTCAGAGAGATATCCTTGACTGTTGGAGTAGCTGACAGGCCATGAGTGACAGTGCCTGCTGTAGCTCCATTGGCAACTGAGGCGGTGCCTGAGGCTTCGGTTGTGTAACCTTTATTGTTTCGTGCTAATGAAGTAGTCCCTAGGACTCTAACACTCGAAGTTAACGCCCCGTTCACAACGTTACCCATAACGGATGAATTCGCCATACTGAAGTTAACTCCCGCCGTGCCGGACTCGGTAATGCCATAGGTGGATAAGCTCGTTCCCCTCGTATCAGCATAGGTGTTGTTGGCAATGTTCAGGTAACTACAGTAGGTGGTGCTCGGTGTGCCAGATTCAAAATAGGCATGGAATAATGCTCCTAGGTTACTAGTAGTCCTGCTATTGTTCTCGCCACTATTTGCCACAACCGTTACGTAGTCCGCATTCTGACAAAAGTACCCTGAACGTCCATTGTTGCTCGCTACATTCCCTGCGAATACGCAGAACTGGCTCTTGATATCATCCGAGTAGTTCCGCTCCACTCCCAACCCATTTAGGGTGTTATTGTTGTAGACACCGTTAGTAAATGTGCAGTTTCTTGCACCCTCCAGATCAATCCCTGACCAAGTGTTGTCGTTAGCGTGATTACCGTCAAAGATGCAGAAATAATTACGGTAGCCAGAAACACCATTCTTGCCACTTGAAAGAAACTTGTTCCTGTTAAACGTCGAGTGTGTCGTGTCGCTTACCTCAGCCCCATTATTAATACAACCACTGATATAGTTATCGTGTACCTTAAGGTAAATATTATATCCGGCGGTAGTTCCAGAAGTTTTAAACCCGTGGCCTGACGATCCTGCAATCAGAATCTTATTGCGAGCTACCGTGGTGTTGGCGCAGTTGGTTAGCCATATTCCATTACCTTTAAAGTCGCTGACGATACAATCAGTAATAGCACTGTCCGTACATTTTGTTAACCATATTCCGCTGTTTCCGCTGGTGTTAGTAGCCGAATCACCAACCAGCTTAAGCCGCCTAATGACGATGTTGCTGTTACCCCCCGTGGTGTCGGCATTCGTAAACATGTTGACATTGTTTACCAGTGTAAGGATTGTAGCTGCACCTTCTCCCTCTAAGATTACGTTGCTGGGAATTGTTACGACAGCCCTAATATTATATGAGCCTTCTTTAATCCTGACCCTTCCGCCTCCTAGATTCCCAACTAGTGTCAGCGCGGCTTGTATCTGCTCATTATCAGAAATTCCGTCCGTGTAGTAGTCGGCCTTAATGTCGGAGTCAACGGGGGCTACGACCCTACTCGCTGGGGAATAGACAATGTCCGAGTCGAGGGTTATAGGGTTATCTGGTGTAGATGTTGGAAAGTAGGCGCTAAGACTTGGCATATCATGGCTACGGTACGTCTATAAAATAGTGGACGTTGTAGCTGACTGTGCCTGAGCCCGAGAGCATATTGAAAGTAAGGGCTGTACCTGTATTGTTGGCATTCGTGGCTGGCACATAGGACTTAGCGATACCTCCGCCTGCTGCGTAGAGCCCCCTAGACACAATCCCAGCTCCTGAGGCAGCCAGATTGAACGAGACTACGGTTTCCGCAGTACCTGACACCTGGCTAATGTCGAGAGCTGTGATCCAAATGGACGAACCAGCAGAAGGGGCTGCTACTAGCGTACCTATAGTGCCTGCTGTAGTGGTACCCGTAGTTAAGATGTTGCGGTTTGGCTTAGGGTCAAACTTACCCATAGTTCCAGCATTATTGACTACGGTGCCTGCCGTTACTGCGATTGATCCTCCGACAACAGTTCCTGCTGTGACTACTATCGAACCACCCTGAACCCTGGTTACGTCCACATCTAACCCGTTCGTCGTCTCACCCCTTATTCGGTCCCAATTAGTTCCGTTGAAGCCGTACGAGGTTGCTGCGACTACCATTTGGTTGTTGGTGTTCGGCATACCATCAGCTCCAAGGCCGATAATATTCACCCCAGCCCCTCCACCGTCTACGATCATGACTGACCCTGATTCGACCGTTCCAACATTACCAACTCTTGTTACTAGACCGATGGTGCCACTCTCAATGATGGAGACAGTTCCCTTAGCGAGGTTGGCTACATTGGTGACTGAAGTAACAGCAGCAATAGTTCCTGTCGCCACATTGGCCACTTCAGCTACAGAGCTAACAAGTCCCAAAGTCCCACCCGGAATATTCGGCATTACCGTCAGCGTTCCAACGGTCATCCTGACTGAGCCCGAGGTGAGGTTAGTAACGGTTGTTACAAGAGGTAAGGTGCCGTCAGTGATAGTCCCATGAGTAACCCTGACTGAGCCTGCCGCCAGGTTTAAGATAGTCCCAATAGAATTAACCGCACCGATAGTGACTGTCCCCACCTCTAGTGTGCCAATGGTGCTGACTCTGGCGATAGTCCCGACTGTCAGCTCTGCTGCGCTATTGACGTTGAGAAACCCGTCTGAGGTGGCTGTAAGCCTAACGGTTTCAGCTGTACCTGCCGTCCCTGAATGGGCGGTTATTGCTGGAAATTGGTTATTGTCTTGGATAGCGTTCTGATGGTTCTTTTCTGCCATTATTTCTTTCCGAAGTTCTTAGCTACATTCTTAAACATGGTCTTGGTAGAGACGGGTTTGGTCTGCGAGGGGCCTTTGGGTGAGCCTAAAACCGCAATCGGGCGCAGGATAAACACTCTCTTGCCGACCTGACCTCCGATGGAGTTCATCCTTTGACATTCGAGGTTGTAGGCTGAGAAGAAATCAGCTAAATCACTCTCAAACTGGGAGACGTGCTGCCAGGTGTTGGTATCAAGGATAAAAGTGTAATCTATAAATGCGTATTGTTTGGCCATTGTAGTGATTTGATCGTACTAGCGCTTACCTTTGTTGTCAATTTTGGTGTTGCCCTGTGTTTTTTGCTGCATCATTTCCTCTTTCATCTTAATTGACTGCTTCATGGCCTTTTTCTTGAGCTTGAAGCCTTCCTGAGTGCTTTGCTCCTTGAGTGCCATGCTCTGCTGATTGACGTGAGCTTTCATAGCCATGCCTTCACGCTGTTGGGCCATCTTCATCTGGTGTTCCTGCTGCTTGAGCTGCAACTCCTCATCCTTCATCTGGAGTTCCACAGCATTTCTTCTCTCGTCGTCAGTGATGACCTGGTCGGGGGTGAGCTCTATACCTGCTGCTGCTGCCATCTGGACTCTTCCCTCAGGCGGTAGCTCCTTGTAAGGGATTGATTGTGAGGGTGGCTTGCTCTCTTCCTGTGGTTTGATCATCCCTGCATCCTTCAAACCCTCAACGGTGGCTATCTTGCCCTCCATGATCCGTTGCTCTGAGGCACCATCTCCCAGCACATTGGCATCTTTCAGCACCTCGGCTATAGCTACCTTCATCTGGAGTATCTGTTGATCCGTCATCGGCGCTGTCTTGTCTGACATGCCCTCCAGAGCTTCACCAAACTCGGCGGTGTTGCCGAACTGATAGGTATCGATAACCTTTTCAATAACCTGTTTCAGTGCCTCTCCTGGGATCAGCCCTTGTTGAACAAACGGGGTTATCAGCTCCAAGATCTCTTTAGCTCCCTGTCTCTTGCCGTCAGGGGTAAAGCCTAAGCCTGACTCAATACTGATATCCACACCGTAGTCTTTAGACAGTGGGATGACATCCTCAGGTAGATCCTTCTTAATCCGCTTGTATGTTTCCAGTGCCCCACGCCCAATGATGTCGAAGTAGTCAGGTTCACCCTTATTCAGGAACTCCACGGTTTGGGGTGTGACGAAGTAGTTGTCTGCAATATCTAGCATCTTCTCACTAACCTTCTGGATTGTTTTCTTGAGCTGGTCTAATGGGACCTTTAGGTTGGCGAACTCACTAGCCTTTAATGATTCGATTGCAGCGTTAGCTTTGACACCTGGTGGTAATTTTCCTAATGCGGTGGTAGTTACTCCCTGCTCTTCAATGAAGGACTCCAGCATACCGATGAACTTGAATATCCCATCACCTGGTGAGGTGACATTTCCCTGAACTGGTGGTGTTGCTTCGTACTCAATCATCTGACCACCAGCTACGTTTGACACTTCGACATTCTCTCCCCGCCTCTTCATCCAGACACCAACAGTCATGGTATTGAGGAATCTCTCCAACCTTGATACAGCTACGTCCAGTGACTTGTTTTGGGGGATAAATCGTTCGATAAGGGCCACACCCCACAATGGGCCTGGCTCATACATGTAGGGTACAAACGGATAGCCTGGCAGTGAGGTGTAAACATCATAGACAGCAATATCCCCGACTACATGGGTTTGTCTAATAACTGGATCGCCTTTCTTTCGGCCTTTGAGGATTCTCTCCCCATCTTCTTGGGTACGAATCTTAGGCATGTTTTCGTCATTTAGGTATTCCTTGAGGTAGGCCTCTTTCACAATCACAGTGGTTGCTGAGTCTGAGGGTTCACCCCCACCCAGCTTAGATTGCATGTAGGCTTGTTTGATCTCCGAATGGGCATACTTGTTGTCAGGTGTGATCTTGGCTGTCTCCTCAGGCTTGTAGTACTCATTAGCTTTGATCTCAGACACCAGCTTGGGATAGGCTAATATCATGTATGGTGAATCCTCATACTCAACCAGGTTACCCATGTAGTACATGTCGAAGTTATCCCGAACCACGGTGCAGATTTTCTCCTTGACTGGGTCAGGGTAGATCTGAATCCAGGCTACTCTCTCCAGAGCTGCCAGGGTCAACAGGTATGCCAGCTTGGAGTCCATGTCCTGTTTCTTCTGCATCTCTTCCTGTAACCAATGACCTGTTCTCTTGGCGATGTCTTTGGATAACTCATAAGCTTTCTGATATTCAGCTGGGTCTGGGAAGTTAGCTTTGGTCAGCTTGACTGGTCTGGCCACAGGCACTAACGCACCTGATAGTAAGAGATTAATCATGCCTCTAATCTGTCTTGAGGCTTTGGGGATAGCCCGTTGGGGGTTGTAGTTCTTGCCTTTCTCACTAAGATCAACAATTCGTCCTGTGGTTCTTGAGACATACCTGAAGTGGTGGCCGTCATCAAAGAAGTGGTTGTCATACCATTTGCGTTCATACTGCTTACGCATGGTCTGGGTATAGGCCATCATGCGGTCAACTTCAGTGCCGATAGCTTCGGATGTTTGTTTGGAGGTATCGTTATACCTCAGATTTTCAGCCATTCTCTTTCTCCTCTTCTTCCTCGGTTAATATCTCCTGCTTAATAGCTTTCTCCCAAACGTAGTCAGGGACATCAGACTCATGGGTGAACTCTTGGTCAACAGGTGGTGTAGCCAGTGATTCAGGTTTGGCTCTCTCAGCCACTGTCAGCTCTTTCATCTCATAGGCGTTCTTAGCTTTTAGTGCATGAACGAAGGTTTTTCTCTCAGCACGGTCTAGCCTGTCCCTGTAGGCACGCTCTGCAAGCAATATAACTATGATTACTCCTAATATAATTTCTGCTT